CGTGTCCCACTGGCGTTCGCTCACCCCGCGATCTTCTCGGCGGCGGCAATGCGGGCAGCGGTGCGCTCATCCTGCACCTGGCTGTGCTCCAGCACCTCTGCCACCTCGGGCGGCACTTCCACCTCCACGCCCCGGCGGATCTTATAGCTCACGCCGTTCACGCTCACAAACAGGTCGCCCTTGTACCGGCTGTTGTCCTTGAACAGCCGGATTCTTACGTTTTTCTTGTCCATTTTTCATCCTTTCTGCCCTCTGTCGCAGGGGCACTGCCTTTTACGCCTCGCCTGGTTTCGTCATCCAGCAGGGCTTGCCCGGTTTGCCAAGGGCTCCCCTACTGGGGGAGTTGGCGCGAAGCGCCTGAGAGGTTCAGTTGGCACTCGCATTCTCCGAATAACTGGATACGCTCTCAATGCGCACCATATACTGCTCCACCAGACGCTCGGCGGCGCGCATCCCCTTCCAGCCCACGGAAGCGCGCTGGTTCAGCGGGTCGTCGCCATAACCCAGCTGCTTGACGATGTGTTCCAGGCCGCCGCCCTCCAGCTCGGTCACACCGTAGGCATGGGCACCCAGCACCAGCGTGCCGAACACGGCCAGACCGCTGGGGCAGGTGGTGTCCTTCCAGATCTTGGCCTCGCTGGTCTCCACAAAGCGGATGTTGCCCAGCTTGCCGATCTCGCCGCGGTACATGGTCTCAGGGTCGGCATACTTGTGCGCCTCAATGAATTCCCTGCAGGTCTTCAGGTCGTAGGCGGCATAGGGGTGGATGATGGCAATGTAGCTGTCGCCGATGGGATCCGCGTTCATGGCACCCAGCTGCGCCGCCGCCCGGAAGAACAGCTTCGGGGTCAGGGTGCAGGTCTTGTCCAGCTCCTTGCGGCTCTTCACCTCCGTTTCGGTGCCGTCTGCATTCTGCTTGGGGGCATACAGCACATTGGTGCCGCCCGCCAGCACATCACGGGTGATGCTGTCCATGGTGCGGCCCGCCTGGCTTGCCAGCACACGGGTGGCCTGCACCACATTGTTGTCGATGGCGGTCATCTGCAGCACGTCAGTCAGCGGGGTCCAGCCGCCATACTGGTGCAGGTCGCTGGTGATCGTGGTCACGTTCAGGGTCTGGCCGTTGGGGGTCACGCCCTCCGTCAGAGGCGTGGAGGCCTTGGGCAGACTGTCGTACTTGCGGAATTCAATGGTCTTACCGCCGTTCTGGGGCACGGGGTAGTAGTCCGCAAACTGGTCATGCACAAGGCGGGGCTCTGCCTGGTCGATGAGGCGCTTCTCGTAAAAGGTCTTCATCTCCTTGGTCATGGTGGCCGTGGTGTTGTTCAGGCTGGCCGACGCATCCGCGAACCGCTGGAGATCGATCTTCATTTCGTAGTTTTTCATGTTGTTTGTCCTTTCTGTATCCGTAAAATGCTTTTTAAAAGAGGGAATTCCCTCTTACATTGATTCTTGGCTCCCCTGATCGGGGAGCTCCGCAAGGCGCTGGCGAAGCCAGACCGCAGCGGTGAGAGGTCAAAACTTGATTTGCACCCCGTGCAGCGCCTGCCGCTCCAGCGCTTCCCGCTGGGCCCGGGTCATGCTGGCCACGTCCGCTCTGGTCACCGCCGCGCTGCCGGGGCGGGTGCCGTTTTCCGCCGGGCGGGAGGCCCGCTGCCGGATCCGCTCCACCACCCCCTGCTCCACGGTCCGGGCCGTCTGGCGCAGGGCATCGCTGTAATGAGCAAGACGGTAGGCATCCCCCAGCCGCATCCCGGGCAGCTGCATCAGGCGGCGCATCTCCGGGTCCCGCAGCTCTGCTTTCAGGGAGAAGCCCGGCACGTCCCGGCGCAGCAGGGCTTCCTCCGCCGCCCACTGGGCGTGCAGCTGCTCCACAAAATCACGGCCCGGTGCGGGCAGGCGTGTTTCCGGCACTTCCGGTGCTGTGGGCTCTGCCGCCGGTTCCGGCTGCTCTGTTTCCCCGGCTTCTTCTGCCACTGCTTCCCGCGGCGGCTGCGCCGGGGCCTCTGCCTCCGCTGCTTTCATCGTGCCCGACGCAATGGCCTGCTGCTGTTGGGCGCGGCTCAGCGCCGGAGCAGAAGCAGGCGGTGGGACAGCACCGCCCTCCCCCTCCGCAAACAGCTGCAGGTCCACCATGCACTGCTCCCCGCGGCCGCTCAGGTCCGCAAAGCGCACGTTGTCCGGGTAGCGCTCTGCCAGCAGGGCAAAACCTGCCTTGGCAAATTCAAATGCTCCCTCCACCCAGGGCTTCCGCGGGGCAGCCGCTGTCACGGCCAGGCGCGGGCCCTCCGGCTCGTCCCAGGCATCGCTTTTGGCACTTTCCTCCCCGGCCAGCAGATAGACCAGCGTCTGCATCAGGGTGCTTGCCCCGGCGCACACGATGTCCTGCCCGGCCGGGGCATAGCCCGCATGGCCCGCCGCTTCCAGCCGGAGGGTCGGGCCGCTGGGGCCGTCCAGTTCGGTATAGGTCACTTTGATCATGAAACCGCTCCTTTCATCGCTCTTGTTGCTGCCGCCGTGCTCAGGTTCTCTCCCGGGCCGCTCAGAGGCCCTTGTTTCAACTGCACCAGCTGGCTCTGCAGCTGCTCCAGCCGCTGGGCCAGCGTGCCGTTCTGGCGCACCCGCTGGCGGACTTTTTCAATGCCCTCAAAATCCATCATTTCCAGCGCCGCCAATGCCGCGTCCGCGTTCCGCGGGGCAAAGAACCCCAGCTGGTAGCACTCTTTTGCCGTCTCATTCTGGGAGAGGCGGCTGAACGTTGATTTCTTCTCCGCGCTGACCACGATATCAAAAATGGGCTCCCGGCTGCCCAGCTCCACACCGCCCACGCTGGGCAGGGCCTGTGCCCGGAGCGCCGCGCCGGAAAAGTGCACGAACTCGCTCCGGCCCGTCTCCCCGATGATCCGGAAAACGCGCTCCTCGTCGTAGAACTGCCGCATCAGGTCCATGATGAGGTAGCATTCTTTGGCAAAGGCCCGGTAAGCGCTCTTGAGCATATCACGGGAGAGCTTGCTGCCCGCCTCCTGCAGCGCCGCAATGGCCGAAGCCGCCGTCACGCCGCCCGCGGTGCCGCCCTGGGTCATGTCCCGGTTACCGCTGATCTCTTTCAGCTCCTCAATGCGGCTGTTGCGGTAGCTCAGGCTGTTGCCCTGCAGGCCGGTGGTCTGTAAGGGCCGGAAACTGTCGTCTCCCAGCCGCCCCACCACATGCACGATGTCCCGGGAGAAGTCCGCCAGCTCTTCCTCGTTCACCCCCGCCGCGTCGCTCAGCACATACCGCTGTTTGGAGGAGAGCAGGACGTTCTCGTCCATGGCGTGGTTCATCCGGTCAATGGCGGTCTGGCACTCTTTCATCACGTCGATGTACCCAAAACCCGCCGGGCTGTCCTCCTCCACAAACAGCGGGTCAAACACAAACGGATACTGGCCGTGGTCGTAAAAACCGCGTCCGGCGTATTCCGGGTCGTTCTCGCTGGCGTAGAGCACCACCCCGTTGCAGAACTTGCAGTAGTGGAGCACCCGGCGGCCCTCCGCGTTCCGCTTTTTGTAGTACCAGTCCACCACCACGCTCTTGCCGTTGGTGTCCAGCCCACCGTCGTGGAGGTAGTGGGGCACCTCCAGCGCGCTGGTGCTGTGGCCCTCCAACTGGGGCCAGCGCTCCGTCAGCTGGTCCGTATCTTCCAGGCTCAGGGAGAAAAAGTTGGGTGACTCCTGGATATCGTCCACGCCCGGCTCCCAGTAGAGCATCAGCAGGTTCATGGGCCGCACCGTGATCTCGCCCACACCGCCCCGCTGTTCCGGGTCCCAGAACACCCCCTTGACGCCGGTGCCCTGCTTGAGCTTGCGCCACCAGGTGTCGCTGTACACCTGCTCATAGTCCGCCTGTTCCAGCACCACAGGCAGCACGCTGGAAAGCACCCGCGCGGTCTGCTCATCGTCCGGGGCCCGGGGCAGCACATTGGGGGCCGGGTAGTTGTCCATGGCGTCGGCATGCTTGTTGGCAATGGAGTTGAACAACCACCCGCTGGACGGCTGAGGCTTGCCCTCCATCATGGGGTTCTGGTAATTTTTCCAGTGCCCCATCCGGAACCACAGCTCGTTGTCCACCAGCCGTTGGTCCAGCGCCGCCTTGCCGACCTTGTACTTCTGCAAGATCTGCTCTGCCCGCGCCACCTCCTCCGCCCCAATGGGCGGCTTGTCGGTCCATAGCTCTGTCATTTGTACCTCCGTTTCTAAAATTGTTTTTCTTTGTTACCATCCTTGCCCTCTCCGTCATTGCTTCGCAATGCCACCTGTCCCAGAGTG